ACCTTGCATAACGTTTGTAATATTTCTTCTCCAGCTACTTTAGATATACCATAAGGATCTACAGGTTTAGTTGGCATGTCTTCTGTAAACGGACTTGGTTGATCTCCATATCTTGCCATGGATGAACAATAGATAATTCTTTTTACACCGTTTTGAATAGCGGCTGTTGCAACACCAACGGTTGCCATAATATTATTTTGTGTAATTGTGTAAGGGGAAAATACTGATAGTCCTTCATGAGCTGTTGCTGCACAATGAAATAAGACATCTATGTCTTGAGTTATTCTAAGCATCTTTTGAAAATCAGAACAATCTCCTAAATAAAAATTATCTAAGAAAGGAATGTTTGCTTTATCTCCCCCTAATAAATTATCTACACCTAATACTTCGTATTTTCTATTTAGTAATTCTTTACAGATATGTGAGCCTAGAAATCCAGCTGCCCCTGTGACTAAAATTGTTTTAGCCATTATTTCTTTTGTTTCTTAACTTTAATTCTTGTCTCCAGATCCAATGATCTAACCAAGAAGAAAACTTTTTAATTAAGTTAAATAACATTTTTATTTCTTTTAATATGACCAAGAACAGTTCCCTTATGTTCACCTTCTTTAATCGTATATCCAGAAGTTCCATTACCATTAATCTCAACTTCTTTACGGCTTTTCATTAATATATTATTTTTCTTTTCTATTTCTTTATTAGAAAAGTTTTTAGCTATTAAGTCTTTTAATCGTTCTAACATTAGAATGCTTTTTCTATTTTTATTATTGGTTTATCTATATTAGGTGAATTTATATTATTGCAAGAAAAAAGCAATAACAAAATAACTAGATACTTCACTATCCATTTTCTTGTTCTTTTGGCTGTGCTTTATTAGCCATGGTTCTAGCAACTGATTCTGCAGATCTTCCTACAACATAACCCCCAAGGCCTATCTGTAATAACGTCCAAACATCACCTGGCAATTGTATTGTAATAGAAGCTTTAAAAAAGAATAAAATTACGGGTCCTAATACATAATTCCATACAAGAATAAATATTAGTACATACATTAACAAAGGTCTCCAACTAGATGCAAACCATCCAGCTTTAGCTTCTGCTTCTATAATTTTAGCTGCTGCAGTTAACTCTTGAGTATGAGACTGCATCAATTGAGTTTGTAAATCTGCTTTTAACTTTGCTTGTAAATCTTTATCAGGTACAGATTTTTCAATTGTACTAAATAATATTTTAGCTAGTGGTGCAATTGCATTTAACATAGACACTATATTACAACTTTTTTAATGACTTATCTACAGGGGGTATTTGTGGCATAGGTCCTTTTAATGGGGGTGGCCCAAATCGTTTACCTAGCTTTGGTTCTTTTTCTTTCTTAATCATCTTTTATTTTGTTTTTCTCTAGCTAAATTAATTTTCTCTTTAGCAATATTTAATCGATCATTAGATTGTCTATCTTTAATTTCAAGTTCTTGTTGAGTCATTAGTGTATCTACTTTAAACTGAGAAGCATTTAATGCATTGTCTGTCATGATATTGCTTTGTTTAATTTGTAAATCCATAGCTTTAAGATCTAACTCTCTTTGTTTCAATGCAACTAATGGATCTACTTTCTGTTCACCAGCAGCTTCTGCTTGCTGTAGTTGTGAAGTTAATTCTACAGTGCGTTGAGCAATTGCTCCATTCATTTTAACTGTAAACATTTCTGGATTAGCTTGTGCTAACATTTGATCCTCTGGATTCATTGCCATTGCTTCTACAACTTCTTGCGAAGCTTTTTGTGAAATATGTTCTGAGATATGTCCTTGTAGTAATGCATATACCGCAGGATTAATCTGTACCATTCTTGTTTTAATAAATAATGAATGAGCTGTTATATGTGCATCATGATCTTGTTCTGGAAAAGCAGTTGGCATTTTCATTTGTAATGCTTCCATGTTTTCAATAGCAGGATCTTTTGGAATCTTTAAAGGTTCTGGTTTTAATAATTCTTCTATGTTCTGAGTTCCTAAGGCTTGGTATACTCTTCTGTAAGCTTCTCTAATATCGTGAATCTCTGGAGCTGAAATTGCAATCTTTAATGTTTCATTAGCAAGAGTTACTCTTTGTGATAATGAAGATATGTTTGGATCTGCAACTGGTATTACATCTACTCTGTCATCAAAGTCTGTAAGTTTTACAAAACGATCTCCACCATAAACTGCATATGGATATACAGGAGGTAAGTACGTTGCAAATATTTTATGTAACAATCTAAATTCAGTTCTCATAGAATAATAACAACGTTTGTGTATAGCTGACATTACTCTTGAGCCTCTTTCTAATAACGCAATGGTTGTACCAACAGCTGCTTGTTGATTACCATCACCTACTTGAATATCTGCGATTGCTGCAAAACGTTGTCCCGCTTCAACACAGAAACCCATTAACTGAAATAGAGTTGGGCTAGGTTCTTTAAATGGAAGTAATTGAAATTGATCTTTAATGTTTCCGCCTGGTGCATCTACATCTCTAAACTCACCTGGTTGGAATGGTTGGTCGTCATCTCTAATTCTTAAACCTCTAGCTTTAAATCCAGCAGGCAAATTTGCTAATGTTCCAGCATCTAATAATTGTCTTAGAGCTTGAGTAGCTGATCTAGATAATCCACCAATCATGTGAATTAAACCAAACCCATAGAATCCTAAACCTGGTAAAAATTTAAAGTGTACAAAGTAATCTTTTCTAATCTTTAATGGATCATTTTCATCATAGTTTCTATAGATAGATAATATCTTTTGTGATCCTTCATCTAATGTAACAATGTATGGAATCTTAACATTTTTATCTTTGTCATTAGAAGTCTTTTCAAATTCTTCTAAATCTAAATCTACATGCATCTCCAATATATTAAATTGAAAATCTATATTATTACCTGGAGATTGAGTACCTTCTAATTGATTATATTTTTTTTGAATATCACTTTCTTGTGGATTCGTTTCTTGTAATTCTACGTCTCTATAAAAACCAGCTTGTTGTTTTTTAAGAATATCATTCTCAGACATTTTAACAACGTGAGTAATTCTTTCACAATCTTTTAAATCTGTTGCATAATATGGAACTACTAAATCTTCTGCAGGTACAAATTTAGATACTGCACGCCCCATGATTTCATCATAGTAAATCTTTTTAAATGCAGATCCTGCTAATGGTAAATAAAATAATAACTGATCAAACTCTGGAGTATATTCTTCCATCTTCTCCATTAACATATAGTTCATAAAATCTTCTACACGTTGAGCTTGGTTCTCAACTTCTTGATCGTCTTCTCCAATGACTTGTGTTCTTACAGGTCCTGAAGATGGTAATAATTCTTTATAAGCTTGTGCTTGAAATTGTGTAACTGCTTCTGCAAGTAATGGATGAGTTACGCCTGATGCTCCTTGGAAAGGTCTTGTTTGATCTCTGTATCTAAATCCTAATAAATCTAAACCACTTACATAGCCTTGTTCCCAGTCTTGTCTAGATTCTTTATCTCGTTTGTAATCACTTAGTAATGTATAAGAAATTTTATCTAACATTCTATCCTCCATGTCTTCTGCAAGGTTACGATAGAAATCTTCTTTAGGTTCCTCCATTACAGGAACTTCTTGTCCTTCAACTTGAATATCTACAGGTTCTGCTGGAACAGACATGTCCGTTTGTACAACGGAAGGATCTATTTCTCCTATTGGATTGTTATCTTCTATTGCCATAAAAATCTTTTATATTAAATTACACTAATGTAAAGTTAATACATCTTGGTTTTTTTACGTCTATCACTCATTACTTTGCCACAACCTTTAGCAATAAATTTACCTTTAGCTACACCCATATAATTCAAATGAGGCTGATCCATTAATCCACCGTCTTGTTGATATTGCACCAACATAGAATCATCGGGAGACATAATTTCTGGTTCAAACATTTTTTTACCACTTGCTGTACCATAATAAGTTTCTGGTGTTATAGGTGGTTTATCAGGTTGATCATAGAAACCTTCTTTGAATTCATTACGACTTGTGTAAGAATCTTTATCAGATTTCTTTTTTGATTTCTTTTTTTCAGCCATTAAAATATGCCTTTAAATTTTGTACCTCTAATCGCTATACCCTGGCCACGGACCATGCCGCCTTTTTTATATTCGTTCATCATACCACCACCCATTTTCTTTTTAGTATTAAATTTTTTTAAATTTCTTTCTGCAATGGTTTTTTCTCTTCTTTCTTTTGGAGTCATTGGTTTTTCTTTTTCTTCTTCTAGTGTTTGAAGGGGTCTTCTTCTAACAGCTTCTTCAGCATAAGCTATATCTATTTCTGAAATTCTATCAAGTGCTTCAGGTGCTGCTTGTTCTCCCATCATACTTGGAGATTGTGCTCCTTCTACCATTACACCTTCTTGTGCTTTAATTTTTTTATTTTTAGACATACCAGCTTCTGATAGTGCAATAGCAATTGCTTGTTTAGGATTTTTTACAACAGGTCCCTTTTTACCTGAATGTAATTTACCTGCTTTAAATTCTTTCATAACTTTACTAACTTTTTTTGATTTTTTCATAATTATCTCCTAGTAATATTTATATTCTTTTGGTGGACGCTCTTCTTCCACATAATCCATATATGTACTAACAAAGCTTCCTTGTCGGTATCTTAACACGGCTTGAGTAGTACTGTCCACATAATCGTCATATTGGCCGTGAGGAAACGCAGCACACTCCTCAATAACATCCATAGCGAATTTCTCTCCATCTGGATAGTAAACATTACCTGCCTCAAATACAGGGGCACATGCATTTATCCTAGTAAACTTATCATTTCCTTTATTAGGACTAAAGTCTACCGCAGGTATACCTGCTCTTCTAAACTCCTGTAGTAAAGGTTGTCCTGAGGCTTTAGCCTCAATAAGAACAGTTTCTGGTTCCCAGTATCTATACTGTTCAAATGCCATGTTCTTTAATTCTGGAAAATCAAATTTACCTTTAATGGCATCCAATAATATCATCGCATATGGTTGATCTTCTTTAGGTTGGAATATTCCCCAAGTAGTAATAGCAGAATAATCGGCAGTTTCTTTTTTACTAAACGCCGTATCATAACTTTGTATTACATGTTGTAAATTTGGTATGTCATCAAACTTCCAAGGCTTCCACCATTCTCGTTTTATAATAGCCCCCTCTTCAGATGTAGGATTCTGCATATATTGAGCAGACCAGTTCCTAATACTTAATGAAGCTTTTACTTTTTCTAATTCTTCTAGGTTCCAATACTCTGGCCAAACAGGAGTCCCTGAATCTAAAATTGCTGGAAATGAAATTAGTTTCCACTTGTCTGCTTTAGGTTCTGCCTGAGCCTTGATTAATCTACCAGTAAGGTCATCTTCAGCCCACCTGGTCATAACTAACAAGATGGAACCACCTGGTTGTAATCGCTGTCTGGGTCCTGATAAATACCATTCATATGT